GAGCCGCCAAGATCTACAACCAAGCTCTTGTTATTATAGAAAACAATGATGCTGGTATGGTTGTTTGTAACTCGGTTTATTACGATCACGAATACGAAAACACCTTTACTACAAGTACCGTTAAAAGCAACGGAATTGGTGTTACCATGTCTCGAAAGGTTAAAAGAATCGGATGTACCAACCTAAAAGACCTTATTGAGGAATCAAAGCTTCACCTTGTTGATCCCGAGACTATCGCAGAGCTCAGCTCATTTGAACCAAAGGGTGACAGTTACGCAGGTAAGGACGGAACACACGACGACTCGGTTATGAACTTTGTTCTTTTTGCATGGTTTGTTAGCACCGACATTTTTGAAAGCATGAGTAACATGCAGCTTAAGGATCTTCTTTATCAGGAAAAGCTGATGGAGATGGAAGAGGATTTGCCACCGTTTGGTTTCGTAGATAGCGGAGGTGAAAACCCGGAATCATTTGAAAAATACGAGCAGATGGTCGAAGACATGCAACGTTGGCGATCTCTCTAAGTCAATCAATATCATAAATAGATTGTATTGAATATAACCTTATTATGCTTAACTTATTAATTACACTGAAAGGATAACAAATCAAATGGGATTTTTAGTATCACCAGGTGTCGAGGTCAAAGAAATAGACCTGTCAGACATCATTCCAGCTCAATCAACCTCTATTGGTGGTTTTGCAGGATTTTTCAGATGGGGACCAATTGGAGAATTGGTTACCGTCAGTTCGGAGAAGGACCTCGCGAGAATATTCGGAGCACCCTCAACAGAAAACGCCACACTCGAAAGAAGCTTCCTACAAGCTGCTGGATTTCTTAAATACAGCAACAACTTGAAAGTTTCTCGCGCGAACGCAACCGGATCATTCAACGCCGTATCGGATTACAATGCCTCTCCTGCAGAGGAATTCGCAATCAGCTCGGTTACAGAACTTGAGACCAACCAAGCAGCTCTTAACACAGCTGGCGCACACATCGTAGCTCGCTATGCAGGTGCACTCGGTAACACACTTCAGGTTCACGTTGTTAACGCATCCAACTATAGCGCACAACCAGCATCGGTTAAAGCAGCTCTTCAATTCACACCATCAACTACAGATTGGGCAGACGCTCTCACAGGTGGTACCGCAGTTAACGACGAGGTTTCAATCGTTATCGTTGACGAAGGTGGAGAATTCACAGGCTCCGCTGGAGAGATCCTCGAAGTACACGAAGGACTTTCTATTGGCCGCAATGCTAAAAACCAATTTGGCGAATCGAACTACTGGGCAGATTTTGTTAATACTAACTCCTCCCTTATCTTCGGTGTAAAAGACACAGCCAGAGACGCAGAGATCACTGCAACCTCAACTGACCAAGGAGCAATTTCTTGGCTGAGCGGCGGTACTGATCTTAGCCTTGACGGCGGTGCGGACGCTTCTTCGTTTGCTTCCTCAACCGTTTCCACAGCATTGGATCTCTTTGAAGATTCCGAAACTGTTGACGTTAACCTTCTCTTTGCTTACGAAGACGGTGACGACGTGGTTGACTCACGCCTCAAAACTATTGTTGATACTCGCCGTGACTGTGTTGGATTTATTTCCGCACCAATCGCTGTTAAGGATCAAACATCTGACTCTGCTAAAAAGAGCGCAGTTACTACTAAGTTCGACGCAATCGGCTCAAGCAGCTACCTTGTGTTCGACAGCACTCCTGCTTACGTTTACAACAAGTATCGTGACGCTTATGCATGGGTTTCACTGTCCGGTCATATCGCTGGTCTTTGTGCATCCACTGACGATGTTGCTGATCCTTGGTTCTCACCTGCTGGTCTTAACCGCGGTCAACTTCAGGGTATCGTTCGCTTGGCCTACAACCCCAAGCAAGCAGATCGGGACGAGCTTTACCAAAAGCGCGTTAACCCCGTTCTTACGCTTCCTGGACAAGGCACCGTTCTCTTTGGAGACAAAACTGCTTTGACCAAGCCAAGTGCGTTCGATCGCATTAACGTTCGCCGTCTCTTTATCACTATCGAGAAAGCAATCGCTACTGCAAGTAAGTTTCAACTCTTTGAACTTAACGACACGTTCACTCGCAGCACTTTCCGTAACGCTATTGAGCCATTCCTTAGGGACGTTCAGGGTCGGAGAGGTATCACTGATTTCCGCGTTGTTTGCGACGAAAGCAACAACACAGGAGAGGTGATTGACGGCAATCGATTCGTGGCTGATATCTACATCAAGCCTACGCGTTCGATTAACTTTGTAACACTAAACTTTGTCGCTACCAGAACAGGTACTGCGTTTGAAGAATTAGTCGGCCGATAAGGTCTAGGAGTATAAATAGAAACATATAGTTAGGTAAAACTTATGGCTACTACAAACACAGGAATATCAAAATTCAAATCAAACTTTAGCGGTGGCGCACGCCCCAACCTGTTTGAGTGCAGAATTGAGTTCCCGGACAACAACCAGATTCTCAGAAACGAAGCACGCTTTCTAATCAAAGCAGCATCGATTCCACCGAGTGTTATCGCTCCAATCGAGGTTCCATTCCGCGGACAAAAGCTCAAGATTGCTGGAGACCGTACATTCGAACCATGGACAATTACCGTCATCAACGACGTTAATTTTAACCTCCGTGATGCTTTCGAAAAATGGTCTAACCGCGTTAGCAACCACGAAGCTAACGTAAGTGACGACGCAGTTGTTGGTCAGCACCTTAATTACTTCCGCAACATGGAAGTGGTTCAGCTTGATCGCGACGGCAACGACTCGGGTATCAAAACCTACACATTCGTTGACGCGTTTCCAACAAACATAAGCGAGATTGAATTAAACTACGAATCGAACGACGCTGTGGAAGAATTCACAGTTGAGCTCACGTATCAATACTGGACAGCAGAAGGAATCACTTCCTAAGCTCAACTCAGTGTAAAAAATTAGATGATTATCCTGGAGGTCCAATCCCTCCGGGATAATTTTCTTTATATATAGTAATGTATGAAAATATTTGGACTTGACATTTCTCGCAAAATTAAAGACGAAAGCGCAGACGAAGACGAGAAGGTTTTGCCTTCCTTTGCACCTCCAGTAGAAACCGACGGAAGTCAGGTTATTTCAGGTAACAGCACCAGCGGTTACTACGGTCAAACTCTTGACCTTGACGATGCCAGTGTTGGCAACGAGCGAGACGCAATTCTCAAATATCGTGCGGCCGCAGCGCAACCCGAATGCGACACCGCCATCTCGGATATTATTAACGGAGCTATTGTCGCAGACAGCTCAAACATTCCGATCAATCTTTCTACCGATAACCTTGACGTTCCAGACAACGTTAAAGATTTAATCCGAGAAGAATTCCAAAACGTCTGCAAACTACTTTCCTTTAACTTTAACGGCCAAGATATCTTTCGCCGTTGGTACATCGATGGTAAGCTTTATTACCACCTTCTTATTGATCCCGATAATATTAAAAAGGGTATTCAAGAAGTAAGAATGATCGATCCTTTGAAGATCAAGAAAATTAAAGAGGTTAAAAGCAAAACAGATACCGACAGTGGTGTTAAAAGTCATTATGTCTCAAAGGAATACTTTCTTTACAGCGACACACTCGGTTCAAGCACAAGCGCCGTTAAAATCGATCCAACGAGTATCGTTTACGTTCCAAGTGGTAACCTCGATGACGCCGGTAAATTCGCCGTTTCGTATCTTCATAAAAGTGTAAAGCTTGTTAACCAACTTCGTATCATGGAAGATGCGCTGGTTATCTATCGTATATCGCGAGCTCCTGAACGTCGAATCTTTTACATCGACATTGGTAACCTTCCAAAAGGTAAGGCTGAGCAATATGTTCAGGGTATCATGAGCAAGTACCGCAACAAACTTGTTTACGATGCAACAAGCGGTGAAGTTAAAGATGACCGCAAAGCCATGAGCATGTTGGAAGACTTTTGGCTTCCACGTCGAGAAGGTGGACGAGGCACAGAAATCAGCACCCTTCCCGGTGGTGAAAACCTAAGTCAAATCGATGACGTTGTTTTCTTTCAAAAGAAGCTTTACCGCTCACTAAACGTTCCTGTTGGACGTCTTGATGTTGAGGGCAGCAACTTTGCTATTGGCCGTGCCAGCGAGATCAGTCGAGAGGAAGTTAAATTCCAAAAGTTCATTAACCGCTTGAGAAAGAAGTTCTCTGTTCTCTTCATTGAGATGCTTAAGGTTCAATGTCTTCTTAAAAACATTTGTACAGAGGCTGAATGGCCTGAAATCAGGGAGTCAATTAACGTTGACTACGTTGAGGATAACTTCTTTTCAGAGCTTAAAGACTTTGAAATCCTACGCGAGCGTATCACAATGCTTGAACAGGTACAACCATTCATCGGTCAATACTACTCTAATAAGTGGGTGCGAAGCAACGTTCTTAACCTTTCTGACGAGGATTTCGAAAGGATCCAGGATGAAAACGAGGAAGAACCTCCTCCAGCTGATGACGAATTTTAGGAATTAACCAACACTTAAAACATAAAAACATATAAATAAAGGTATGAGTAAAATCCAAAACTTCATCGACGCGGTGTCTCTTGGTGATAAAGACGACATGGCAAAGGCATTTTCCGATGTTATGCGCGATAAAGCCCAGGCAGCTATTGACATCGCAACGATCGAAACCGCTGAACGGATCTATAACGCACCGGAGGCAGAAACAGTTGCTGAAAGCAAAGATGTTGAAGATCTTACTGAAGCTAAGCTCGAAGTCCCTACCGATGAAAAGGACATGAAAGCATTTCTTAATAATGCTAAAAAGGTTCGTGCAACTAGTAGGGATTTCGTTAACAGCATGAAGCCTTTGGATCTCAAGTCCTTCGCCAAGTTTGATAAACATGCTCGCGACCACAAAGATTTCAAAGACGCTTATCAAACGGGATATGACACCGGTATGGGAAACGATCTTCCTAAGAAAGGTGGCCTTGAGGGTAACAACCCACATAAAAAGAACACCTACGCTTACCACCTCTGGATGGATATCGCCGGACAAGGTATGGCAGACGCTTAATAGTTAAAATGGAAAACTATCACAGATCATACGACAACCTCGCTCATGCAGCAGAGGCAATTTTTAATCGTAAGCCCGAGCCTGAAGTTGAGCCGGTTGAGATTACCGAAGAAGAACCTGAAGTTACAACAGAGGAGTTAGAAGAATCAAGTGACCTTATCAAAGCTTTGAAAACATTCAAAGAAGACGTTTAAATCATCACCACCATGAAATTAATTACTGAACACCTAGAAGACCTTCAATACATTACCGAAGAAAAGAACGGTAAAAAAGAAACCTTCATCGAAGGTATCTTCATGCAAGCCGATCAGTTAAACCGCAACAAAAGGGTTTATCCAAAGGCAATTCTTGAAGCTGCAGTTGAGCGTTACGACAAAGACTACGTCCGTACAGGCCGTGCGGTTGGTGAGCTCAATCACCCCGAAGGTCCTCAGATTAACCTCGATAAGGTTTCTCACCGCATTACCGAACTTAATTGGAACGGAAAAAATGTGATGGGCAAAGCTCTTATTCTTGACACACCAATGGGAAGCATCACAAAAGGTCTTCTTGAAGGCGGTTGCCAACTTGGTGTTAGTTCACGAGGAATGGGTTCAGTTTCCCAAAAAGACGGTGTTACAACTGTTAACAAAGACTTTATCCTTGCAACGGTTGACATCGTTCAAGACCCAAGCGCTCCATCCGCATTCGTTGACGGTATTATGGAAGGCGTTGAATACTTTTTTGAAGGAAACGACATTGTTTCCCGCGCGGCTGAAGAAGCCAAAGCTGAGATGGAAAAGCTTTCGAATGCAAAGCTAACATCACTGCAAGAAACACTTTTTACTGATTTCCTTAAAAGGATCTCATAAGTAAAGTTTATTATATTATGGATGATGTGATTATAGTATGGGAAATTAATGACTAATATGAGACTGGGTAATAATACCCCTCTCCAAACAAAATAGAAAACAAACATGGAAAACACAGATAACCAAGAAGATATTATCGAGGATATCGTTGAATCCGACTTGCTTTCTCTTGAACAAGGAGAGGTGGAGGAATCCGTCTCTGAAGACGTAGAAGAGATTGCAGAAGCTGGTAAAAAGCCTACTTCTGAGGAATCCGAGCTTGCTAAAGCAAAAGACGAAGAAGAAGCTGAAGAAGGCGAAGATACTGAAGCTGCAGAAAAATCCGATGATTCCCCTGAAGAAGGTGAAGAAGACGAAGAAGCCGCAGTCGAAGTGGAAGAAGAAACTGTTGTTGAAGACACAGAAGAAATCACTGAAGAAGAAGCCACTGAAGAAGTAACTGAAGAAGTTGCTGCTGAAGAGGTTGAAGAAGAAGTTGAAGAAACTGTTGTTGAAGACACAGAAGAAACTACCCAAGCCGACGACTACCTTAAAGAGCGACGCGAAGAGCGTGCTGCTGAAGAGGTAACCGAAGAAGCTACTGAAGAAGAAGCTACTGAAGAAGAAGCTACTGAAGAAGAAGCTACTGAAGAAGAAGCTCCTGCTGAAGAAGTAACCGAAGAAGTTGCTGAAGAAGTAACCGAAGAAGCTACTGAAGAAGAAGAAGAAGTAACCGAAGAAGCTGCTGAAGAAGTTGCTGAAGAGGCTATTACTTCCGAAGACCTTACTCGTCTTGTTGAAGAAGAAGAAGGATTAACATCAGAGTTCAAAGCAAAAGCTGCTCTTATTTTCGAAGCCGAAGTTCGCACTAAGGTGGAAGAAGTAACTGAAGCTCTTGAAGCTCAGCACGATGCTAAGCTTGCTGAAGAAGTTGAAGCGATTAATGAAACACTCACTAATCAAATCGACTCTTACTTGACTTACGCTGTTGAAGAATGGATTGGCGACAATAAGGTGGCTGTTGAAAGCTCACTCCGCACATCTATTGCCGAAAACTTCATGAAGTCTCTTAAGACGTTATTCGAAGAAAATTATGTTGAAGTTCCTGAAACCAAGGTTGATCTTTACGACCAACTTGAAGAAGAAAGCGCTCAACTTAAAGAAGACCTAGCTAAGTTCAAAGACATTGCTGATACCCTCGCTGATCGTGTAGACGATCTTAACAGGGAGAAGATTCTTTCCGAAGCTACTAAAGATCTTGCCGAAACCCAATCTGCTAAGCTTCTTAAGCTCGCAGAAGGAGTTGAATTTGACGGAGAATTCACGAAGAACGTGGAAACTCTTAAGAAGTTCTACTTCACCGGAGAAGGCGAAACACTAACAGAAGAAACTCAGGAAACTGAAGAAGAAACTGTTGAAACCATCATTGAAGGCGCAGACGTTGAGGAAGAGATTCCAGAAGCAGCTGCTGATCCTCAGATGGCATCATACATGGAAACACTTGGGCGGCTCATGAAGAGCTCGACCTAATAAAATTTCCCAACTTAACTCAAACATCATATAGAAAAATGTTTAAATCAGAAGAACTAGAAAAGAAGTGGCAGCCCATTTTGGAGTCTGCCGACGCTCCTGCTTTCGTTGACAACTACCGTAAGTCCGTGACAGCAGTCCTCCTCGAAAACCAAGAAATCGCTGCTCGTGAAACAGCTGCTCAGGCCAACTTCCTCACAGAGGACAACAACCTGACAGGCGCAGTTGATCGTTGGGACCCAGTTTTGGTTTCCCTCGTTCGCCGTGCAATGCCAAGCCTCGTTGCTTATGACATCGCTGGTGTTCAGCCTATGACTGGTCCTACCGGTCTCATCTTCGCGATGAAGGCACGTTACGCATCCAACGACAGCCCTGTTGATGATCGCATCAACACAGCAGACGCTGAAGCTCTGTTCGACACGATCGATCCAACTTTCTCCGGTCCTGCTGCTACAGCAACCGCTGAAAGCGCAGTTCCTGCTAACATGGGTTTCACTATCGAGAAAACATCCGTTGAAGCTAAGACTCGCCAACTCCAGGCTGAGTACTCAATGGAACTCGCTCAGGATCTTAAGTCCGTTCACGGTCTTGATGCTGAAGCTGAGCTCGCTAACATCCTCTCTACCGAGATTCTTGCAGAAATCAACCGCGAAGTTATCGCCAAGATTAATGCTGAAGCTAAGCACGGTGGTGTTGCTGCAAGCGGCGCTTTCGACCTCGATACAGACGCTGATGGCCGCTGGGCGGTTGAGAAGTTCAAGTCACTCCTCTTCCAAATCGAAATCGAAGCTAACGAAGTTGCTAAAGGTACACGCCGTGGCAAGGGTAACTACATCCTTGCTTCCAGCAACGTTGCTTCTGCTCTCGCAGCTGCAGGTGTTCTTGATT